TGTTAGCAACTGCTGCTGATATCGTCGCTGATCCTTCTGCTCCTGATGCTTTTGTTCAGGGAATTATGGAAGGAAAAGAGTGGGTTTGGGAAGGAGGAATCCTTCGCGAAAAACTCGCTGAGCATACTGAGAGAAGAATTAATACTCTAGTTGCTCAAAAAGCACTTGAGGAGAAAAAGTTAGAATTGTTTAACGATTTCCTCTCAAATCTTTAATTTATAAATAAATATAGATTAATACAAAATCTATAAACACAAATGTCCGTTGGTAGCAATTTACAAGAAATGGAAAACGTAGTCACCAAAGGAGCCGCCAAAGCAGATCCAATGCCAAAGGCACCAGTGCCTGTTGAAGATCTCGGCGGTCCTACCCCAGAAAACTATAAGCCCGATGACGATTCGGCAAAACTCAAGGAACCTGGAGCAACTCTTGCTCAGGTCCGCAATGTAGTCAATGCTAAGGCAAAGGCTGCTGAGGAAGTCGAAACGGAAATCGAAGACGATCAAGAAATCGTCGCTGAAGAAGAGGCAACCGAAGAGGAAGTCGTTTCTGAAGAGGAAGCAACCGAAAGCGAAGAGCAAGAAGTTGTTGCCGAAGAAGAAGAGACTGAAGAAGAAGTCGTCGCTGAGTATGACGTTCAGGAAGATCTGGATGCTCTAATTGCTGGCGAAGAGCTTTCTGAGGAGTTCCAAGAAAAAGCACGTATTATCTTTGAAACCGCTATCAAAGAGAAAGTTGCTACCGTTAAGGAAGAAATGCAAGGCGCTTATGAGGCAGCACTTGTAGAAGAAGTAGAAACAATCAAGTCTGAACTGACTGAGAGAGTTGATACTTATTTGGAGTATGTCGCTGAAGAGTGGATCAGCGAAAATCAAATCGCTATTGAGCAAGGTCTCAAGAGCGAAATGACCGAATCATTCCTTGCTGGAATGAAGGGTCTTTTTGAAGATCATTATGTAACCATCCCTGAAGATAAGTATGATGTACTAGAGAGTATGGTAGATAAACTTGATGAAATGGAGAATAAACTCAACGAGCAAATCGAAAGAAATGTTGCTCTAAACCGCAGATTAGCAGAGTCCGTTGCTGATGTAATTTTTGCAGAAGTAGCTGAAGGTCTTGCACTGTCTCAGAAGGACAAACTCGCTTCTCTCGCTGAAAATGTTGAGTTTGATAGTGAAGACACCTATCGTGAGAAACTAGTTAAGTTGAGAGAGTCTTATTTCCCAACTAATGCTGGTACTCAAAAAGACGACTCCGATTTCGTCGCTGAGGAAGTCGAAGAGGCACCAAGACAAGTTTCATCTTTGATGGAATCTTATCTTAACACCCTCGGCAGAGTCGCCAAAAAGTGATTTCTAAATCATAATAATCAAACTAAAACTTTTTTAAAGAGGTAAATTCAAATGCAAATGTTCAATGCTGAACAACTGCAGGAGAAGTGGGCACCCATTCTCGATCATGATGGTCTTGATCCAATCAAGGATTCACATCGTAGAGCGGTAACCGCTATTCTGCTAGAGAACCAGGAGAACGCAATTCGTGAGGAGCGTGAGTTCCTTTCCGAAGCTCCTAACGTTAACACCAATTCAACTTCAAGCACCGCAGGTTTCTCTGCTGGCGCTTCTTCACCAGTCGCAGGTTTCGACCCTGTTCTGATCTCCTTGATCAGACGCTCCATGCCTAACCTGGTCGCTTATGACCTCGCTGGTGTTCAACCAATGAACGGTCCTACTGGACTAATCTTTGCAATGCGCTCCAAGTACGGCGCAATGGATTCCGCTTCTGAAGCACTATTCGACGAAGCAGATACCTCCTACGCTGGACAAGACAGCAACTTCAACCTCGAAGGCACCCGCTATGTTGCTGGTGGCGGCGGTGAGGCAGTTGGTTTCGGTACTACTGGACCTAACTCTGCTAACAACCCTGGTCTACTCAACCCTGAAGGTTCCCAGACTGCAACTACCTATCCTGTTGGACAGGGCATGGGTACTGCTGATTCGGAAGACCTCGGCGGCGACGGTGGTGCTTTCAACCAGATGGCATTCTCGATCGAGAAGGTCACCGTTACTGCTAAGAGCCGTGCTCTGAAGGCAGAATACTCGCTAGAACTCGCTCAAGACCTTAAGGCAATCCACGGTCTGAATGCTGAAGCAGAACTCGCAAACATTCTCTCAACTGAGATTCTTGCTGAGATCAACCGCGAAGTCATCAGAACCATCTATAAGGCTGCTGAGTCTGGCGCACAAGCAAACGTCGCTTCTCAAGGTACTTTCGACCTCGACGTTGACTCCAACGGACGCTGGAGTGTTGAGAAGTTCAAGGGTCTAATCTTCCAAATCGAGCGCGACGCTAACGCAATCGCACAAAGAACTCGTAGAGGAAAGGGCAACATGATCCTCTGCTCTGCAGACGTTGCTTCCGCCCTAACCATGGCAGGCGTACTCGATTACACCCCTGCACTCAACGCTAACCTCAACGTTGATGACACTGGCAACACCTTTGCTGGTATCCTTGCTGGTAAGTATCGTGTATACATCGATCCTTATTCTGCAAACTCTGCTGCTGCTCAGTACTACGTCGCTGGTTATAAGGGTTCTTCACCTTATGACGCAGGTATGTTCTACTGCCCATATGTTCCTCTCCAAATGGTTCGTGCCGTTGGCGAGAACTCCTTCCAGCCTAAGATCGGCTTCAAGACCCGCTATGGTCTCGTTGCTAACCCATTCGCTGAGGGAACCCAAGCAGGTCTCGGTCGCATCACTGCTAACAGCAACCGCTACTACAGACGTGTACGTGTTAACAACCTCATGTGATCCATCGGATTCAATAGGTTTTTCTCAGAGGGTCTTCGGACCCTCTTTTTTTGTCTAAATATATTTTTGGGGACTCTAATGGATTCTGAAGAGTACCAATGGGCGGTTGAATGGACTTTAAATATTGATAAAGTCCGATCATTATACGATAGCATTTCATATGCATATGAAAGTTGGCCAGGGTATCCTAAAAGACCGTTAGAGGAACAAGAGTTTCTGAAGACAATTAAGTCCGAACTTTTCGCAATGATGATGGACCACAATCTGTATAAGAATTCATGAAATCATTCAAAGAATTTACTACTAATTGTCCTTCTGGGTATAGGTTTGACAAGAAACTTGGTTATTGTGTACCCAAAGGAAAACGCCATATTAACTATATCGTTGGTGCTCGCTATCTAAGCGATCCTGACGAAGAAGAAAAGAAAAATGGCAACGGTAATGGTAACGGAGAATCTGACGGCGGCGGAGACGGCGGCGGCGGAGAATAAATAAAACTAAAGACTATAAAGAAATGAAACCAACACCTAAAGAAGCTTTAGAAATCAACAAGCACTATGAAAGGGTTGTTGAGCATCTTATCAAGGAAGGTTATGCCGAAGATAAGGAAGGTGCCGACAGCATCGTCAGAGGTATGAGCGAGACTTGGTTCAGTTTGATTATTGACTGATAATGGCAACTGCTTTTGACAAACAGATAGGAAATAGAAATTTCCTGTCCCCAATAGGATTCAGATTTACTTTGGCGAAATATCCCAAGGTAGATTTCTTTTCCCAGTCAGCAAACATCCCAGAGATTAGTTTAGGTACGGCGATTCAACCATCGTACCTAAAAAATCTTGATGTTCCTGGGGAGAAGATAACCTATGGAGATTTTAGGTTATCTTTTATTGTTGATGAGAACATGGAGAACTATACCGCTATCCATAAATGGATAACTGGTCTAGGTTTTCCCGAAACTACTCAGCAGTACAAAACTAAGATAACAAACGTAGATGGTCAGCAGGATATCAATGAAGGTTTCAGCGATGGAACACTTCATATCCTGAACAGCAACTTCAATGATACAATAAGAGTGAAGTTTCAAGACCTGTTTCCAGTTTCCCTAGGGTCTCTGGAGTTCCAAGCAAATGAAGGGGATTACAACTACTTTACAGCAGAGGTCCTTTTCAAGTATACTGTCTATAACTTCTTAGATACGCTCGGCAAACCTTTATGATGGATCTTGAAAAGATTCAGGAGATGTGGCAGAAAGATTCTGTCATTGACCCTGATAATCTACATGATGAGTCTTTAAAAATTCCTCAATTACACTCAAAGTACTATACGATCTATAACACGATCACTCTTCTCCGAGAAAGGGCGAGAGAGACGCAAAAGCAAGTTCGTTTAGAACGGTATAAGTACTACACTGGCAAGGCAACTGTAGAAGAATACGCTGAAGAACCTTTCCCATATAAAATCAGGGAAAAGGATGCACTTCAAAAGTATTTGGAAGCAGACGATAAGATGTGTAAGATTGATATGAAAATCACTTACTACGACACCTGCCTTAAATTTCTTGAGGAAATTATCAAAACGGTAGCAAATAGGACCTACCAAATCAAAAATGCTATTGAATGGCAAAGATTTCAAGCTGGTTTTAACTAAATAAAATATAATATTTTTTTAGAAGATGATCAGCACATATACACTCGGAGAATACTCCGCAGAAGATACAGTTACAGATATTACTTACACAAATGCTGACGGACATGTGCATGTAAGAACTGTAACTATTCCAAGAGATTCTGACGGAGAAGTTATCCAAGATAGTTTCTGTCAGATTCTTGCAGATCAATTGAAGAATGTAAATAATAAAGTAGGATTAGGACTCATTGGATTTGGTGATCCAAATGCACCAGATGATGCAATGCTTCTCGAAGAACCCGCAGAAGAGGGTTGACAAGCAGAGATAAATACCCATAGGTGAAACTTATGGGTTATGTCTCATTTGATTATTTCAAAAAAGAACGAAGTATATCTTCAGGTAAAAGCAGAACCACACGTCTACTATGAATTAGCAGACCAGTTTACCTTTGATGTACCAGGCGCAAAGTTTATGCCTCAGTATCGAAACAAGTACTGGGATGGAAAAATTCGTTTATTTAACACCCAAACTGGAGAGATATACATTGGGTTGTTAGATAAAGTTATCCAGTTTTGTAAAGATCACGAATACACATACGAATTTATAGAAAATAAATTCTATGGTCTTCCTTTTGAGGTCAATGAAATGATCTCAAAAGAGGGCGTAAAGGACTATATGACATCTGTTAGCAAGTATGCCCCTCGCGACTACCAAGTAGAGGGCGTATACGACGCTCTAAGACATAATAGAAGGTTGTTGATATCCCCAACTGCCTCTGGAAAGTCTCTGATGATATATTCGCTTGTGAGATATCATGTTGAGCGCGGACAAAATACTCTGATAGTCGTTCCGACGACTTCCCTAGTAGAACAGATGTATAAAGATTTTGCAGACTATGGCTGGGACGTAGGTTCATTTTGCCACAAAATATATGCGGGAAGAGAAAGAGAAACCGATTCTCAAGTGATTATCACCACCTGGCAGTCCATCTACAAACTCCCTCGCAAATATTTTTCAAGATTTAACGTGGTCGTTGGAGATGAAGCACACCAATTCAAATCGAAGTCTCTAATATCTATAATGACAAAACTTTCAGATGCAAAGTATCGTTACGGATTTACTGGAACACTTGACGGCACACAAACCCACAAATGGGTACTAGAAGGACTCTTTGGACCTTCATACAAGATCATCAGAAC